CCGCGCTTTGGCGTTATGGTAATACCTCTGTCAAATATCTTACGCATTGACTTACTCCTTATCTCACTATATGGACAAGTTTTATTAGTATTTACTAAAAATCAACTCCATCAGGCTCATCCATATGGTCATCTATATCTCTCCATATTGGGTATATGTCATCTTTCACTCTAACTCCCATATCTTCTTAAACTCTAACTGGCCTGATTGAAAGGCGTCTTTCAGCCTTTCCCTGCCATCACTATGGAACTTAGTAACCAGATAAGGCTCAGCTATTGTTCCTTCTAGCCATTCAACTCTTTCACCATTTGGATCAATAACATCATCGCCATTGATATAGTGGAACTTATCTAGTATCGCATCGCGAGATGATTCTCTTACTGTCTCTACTATCTCGCTAGATATATTGCTTTTTACCCATTTGACGAATTCTCGTTCATTCTTGATTACCCACTTAAACTTAGGCTTACTGGTAGTTACATAGGCGATAACATCATCACCATATTCAGCCTTTACTCTCTCTGCTCCTATCTTGTCCATCTCTGTCTGAAGTGCAGCTCTTAGCCTATCCTTGGCCTTCTTAGCCTCATCAGCTATCAGACTCACCGCTGCTAATTCCAGACTCAGTTCCTTGATTCCCATCTCTTTGCTCCCTTTTCTTTGCTCTATTCAATCTAACTTCTAACGAGTGGATATTGATTCCACAATCTTTAGCTATAAACTCCTTATCAAAACCCCATTCCATCAGCTGACGGATATATCTAATAGAGTGGGGCTTTGCCATCGTCGTAGGGCCTTTCTAGCGTCTCGTTACCATTCCAGTATCGCACCATCTGCTTCTCAAATCCAGCAGCCAAGCGGCATATTCGGCAGCTTCCTGCCTTCATCTTATAATTACCGCATTTATCGCATCGGGTTATATCGTCTTCTTTACTGGCTACGCGATCTGCTGGATAGATAATGCGCTGAAGGAAGCATCGCTGACATTCAATCAACCATACTTCCTCAGGCGCTTCGGGAATATCGCTCGTCTCGTATCTATGCAACTCAATATGCGGAGTAACTGCTAAGCAAGTTGAGCACTTAAACGGATGAGCATCAGCTCTCATAAACACCAAACTCAGTTATCTTTTCAGTTCCCCATTTGGATTCGTAATAACCCCAATCCCAACGCATTTCCCATCTAAAAAATACAAAAGCAAGGCCGCCATCCCAATAACTTAATTGAAGGGACCAATCAGGTAAAGGATAAGGAACTAAGTCAATAGAAAATTTACCAAATCTATATCTCATTTCTGAAACACCCAATGCCCATCTGCACCGATTCTCATCCATCTAGCTGGACATTGGTCTGCTCTGTCTTTGCTAGGGCAGGTGTAGCCTCGATACTCTTTGCCATCTTTAGTTCCAGACTTAAGAATCATTGGCCCTCTGCCACATTTACATAATGGCAGTTCATCAATTACTTCGGCCCCAAGTTCCGCCGCAATAGCTGTGACATCCCAGACAATTGGCTCTGGGTCATTCGGTCTTTGCTCCTTAATGAAGGATGCAAGCTCTGGCTTTGTTGTCTGAATCGCCTTCTTTGGCGCTCCAGTCGGCTTAGCGAAGAATCCAGCGAGGTTAAGTGCTCGCCCAAGAGCGCCGGTCTCGGCAAGTTCCAGCGCATACTGTTTAGACTTAGACTCGCTAGATAAACCCGTAGTCCAAGGGTTATTGTCAGCCTCAGTCCGATACAACTCAACTTTAACAATATAAACATCACAATTAGCGACAAGCGATTCTGCCAATGTGTGAGTCTTGATCCGATAATCGGGATACGCATTTATAAACTCCTTTAATCTATCTTGGACACTTACATAATCATCTAGGTAATTCGACATCTAACTTCTCTCTCCCTGCGAAATCACTTATCGCATCGTCTAACTGTTCTTTTAATGAATAGAATGTGCCATCTGGCCAGTTCTGAGCTTCATCGGCGCAAGGCTGGCAATAGAACCTAACCTGAGCTTTACGAAGCGGTGTCTCGCTTTGGACTTTCCATACTGCTGGCGTTCTAGCTTTGATATGCCATTCGCCCTTAACTTGTCCCCAGCGATACTTGCAGTAATCGCAGTATTGGTTGCTATTATGATTGCGAGTCAGACTCAATGTCGTCCCAATCTTCTGGTGTAGAAAATCTGCATCGACCCAAGATAGCGGCATATCCAATGAGATCGAGATACGAATCTTCGCGCTCTGGACTTTCCAACATTCTTGAGAGTTTGGTCGCGATAGCAATAAGCGCCAAGTCAGATGGGTCTCGGAGCTGAATACCGAGTGCCTGACAGATTTTGAAAATGCGTAGAAAATTGTGCCTCGGGTCGCCATATTCAACCCCCCTGTCGAACAGGGTGTCACCAGCATCGTTGATCCAATCACTTAATGATCTCTGTGTATCGGACACTTGCTCTCCCTCTCTTATATCCTTCATTAAAGGCTTTGGCTTTAGCTGAACTCCAAAGAGCCCATAAATAAAGGCCGAAGAATGGAACGCCAATTGTTATTGCAAAGACTTGCGTATCAGATAAATTAGGAAACATCTGCATTTACCCCATATTTATCAAGCCAATATGCAGAGATTTCAGCTTTGGATAAACGGCCTCTTAACTGCTGCTTGCCCATCCGCTCTTTAGCAAATCGTCTGATTATTGATCCCTTAACCCAATTTGTCTCATCAGTCCAAGCACCAGCTTGCGAGTCAAATCGGATAAGAGCTACTTTATTTATCATTTATGCTCCCTTCTAAACCCTCGAAATGGATTTAGTAGGTTAAATGTATTTGCTTAAATCTATTTAGACAAGTAATAGCTCGGCGAGTCTGATATCTAAAAATCCGCATAACCTCTCGCTGTGGGCTTTGTTGCTAAAATCGGTCGTAACTGGAAGGCTCTTTAAAACCCAGTCAGGCTCGATTAGAGCCCCTAAATCGAACTGGTATATCCCTTGAGGTGTGGCATTGATATAAAGGGTCTTAGCGCCTGTCCTAGCCCTTATATCGGCCAGATAATCCCACTTCTTCTTCTCAATAAGTAATCGGTCGTAATGCGTTCTACGGCATTTAAGCTCGATATAAGAATCGCTAGTAATGCCATCTGCTCGGTCGGTCGCTGATAACGGCGTCAAGTCTGGGTAAAGCGACTTGAGAGCCTCGAATAACTCAACTTCCCTAAAGTAGATTAGTTATCTTCCTCGCCATCTTCCCAACCAATTTTCTTTATTGGGTCATCGGCTGGCACTATCCAATCAGGATAAGAGCTACGATCCATAGCAAAGGCAAGTGCAGTTCCTTCATCCATCCCAGCTCTACGGCAAGCTTTATAAACTTCATTGGCTGCAATAGCCCAGAAATCAAGCTTCGTTAGCGGTGTCTCTTTAGTAGTCCTTCGTCTCTTTGGACGCTTGACTGGCTTCTTACTTACGCGCTTTCGCGTTGCCATTTCTGACTCCCTTCGCTAGCGCCAATTCTAGCTGAGACTCCATTTTATCAAGGCGCGACACTATTGGAATATTCTCCAATTTGATTATGTAGCGAAGGCCAGCAATCAGTAAAGCAATAGATCCCAATACTGAGGCAACTAAGGTTGCAAGCTCAGGTGCTGGCATTACTTGACTCTGCCGTAACGCTCATAATTTGGGTTGAGCCAATTGATGATGCTAGGCAAGACTGATACGAGAGCTGCATTGGCAATTGCATCGACATCTAGGCCGACTGCTAGATAAGTCGCTAGTGCCGTTGCTAGGAATGTCTTGGCCCAACTTTCTGCCATCTTCTTTAGGTCGTTCATTAGCTTCTCCTTCGAGGTTGAAATAACTGCCATCTTTGTCTCCCAAAGTTGTAAATGAAATATGGAAATGCGATCGGTGAGGGTTAGCGCCTTTATAAGTTCTGCGTTTCCATCCCAGTATCGGACTCATAATCTTTCCATCAAAAATAATGTAAGCAATTCGCTTATCGCCCTTTTTGGCTAATTTGCGAATCTTTTCAACCAGCGCATAAGCCTCTTCTTTGTGAGCTGATAAATCACAATCTATGTCTATTGCTCTAACGATTCCTGACTTAGCGTCTGGTATATGGTCAGAAGTGCCTTTTGCAAGATGCCTAGAGTCAGCAATCCAACCATCAGACTTCCTATCGCGATCAGGATAATCGTCATCGATTTGCTCCCGAAGTTGAATTCCTGCTGCGCATAGTTTAGGCATATTAATTATTTAGCACAATCCCTCAAGATTATGCCGAGGGCTTGCCTAGCGTAAGCCCTTCAGGTATCGGCTGGTCGTATTCCCATTTGGCTATGTAATCGCCAAAACCATCGCTGTCATTTTGTAATTTGATTGAGCCATCTAAAAACTCATTGTCAGTTAGTTCAGGATAAACAATTTTAATTTTTTCAAATAAAGATAATTCTGACATATTACGCTCCTAAGAAATTAAGTTGCCAATTGGTAAGTGCTTCATCAACATTTAAATTACCGCTTGAAGTTTGATAAGCGAATAATTCTAAGTAATCTGTGGCCACAAGGTTAATAGTAAATGAAAATGCCAAAATTGTTGGGTTAGTTGCTATAGCACCAATACAGGATAACAAGCCAACTTCAACACCATTTTTATATAAATTTATAGCTCTGTTTCCTGTAGAATTAGCGTCATATCTAATCATCCCAGTTAAAGAAAAATAACCATTTTTGCCACTAGGTATAGTCAATCTAGTGTTGTTAGTAGAATTGTTGTGGTAAGCATCAGTATCATAATCTTCGCTATTAAAAGTAATAGCAGTAAAAGTTGCGTTGCTAATTGACTGACCAGTTGTCTTTTTAACTGATACGCCAGAATAAGAAGCACCCGCAGCAGCCGCCCATTTCAGACCTGTCGTTTCCGCAGAATCCGCTACAAGTGTGTGGCCGTTTGTGCCGACTGCTAGGCGGGCGAATGTGTCTGCACCTGTTCCCACCACAAGGTCGCCCTTGGCATCAATAGCGGTTGCCATAGAGTTAGTAATAGTTACTGTGCCGCTAGTGCCACCGCCGCTAATACCAGTTCCTGCAGTTACACCTTCAATGTCACCTGTTGTTGGCGTTGCCCAGCTTGGAACTCCTGCTGCAACTGTCAGCACTTGCCCTGCTGAGCCAATAGCTAATCTAGTGTTTGTGTTGCTGGTCGCTGAGCGATAAGCAATATCTCCAAGCGTTGTTTCAGGATTTAGCGCCTTGGTGGTTGTATCGACTGAATTGCCAAGGGTTCTTATGGCAGCTGCGCCATCCTTGACTAAATCTGTATCGTCTGGAGTCTCCCAGTTGTAATTCGTTGTATTGGCCATTAACTAATAACTCCTATCGCGTCTTGCCATTCTAGCGTATTAAGAACACTATTCCAGCTTTCCGCTGCATTGACTTGAGCCCATTGTTGGGCAAAGGCCGAGAACTCTGTTGGGGTAGCTAAGAAGGTAACTGAGAGGCCTGAGACGGAAGCGTTGAAGGTCCAGCCCTCGATAAAGCCAGTAAATTCGCCACCTAGAATATTAAGGGGCAGGTTGGTAATTCTGACTGGCTGACCCATAAAAATATTAAGCAAGGCATCTCGGTCGGCGTTATCAATCTCTGGGGATTGCAACGCAAATGTGATCGATTGGAAGGTGTTTCTAGGCCAAGCGCGAAGCTGAATTAGGCGATCTGCTACATCCTCGACATCCGCTGCATTTTTCAAATAGCTATTGAATTGCTCGGCAAATAACCCGTATTCGGCTTGAGAGTCTAAATCTTCAGCCGTATAGGAGCTGTTAAAATTGTTGCCATAGTCCATAATTATTTTATTGCTCAAATCGCCTTGACGCTGGATTATGCCAATGCCAGAAGCTATGGCGTGAGAAGCGTCTAAGTCTGTGTAGCCGTTAGCTATTAAATAATCTTGGCGATGGCTGGCATCCGCGTAGTTAATATTGCCATTAGCATCTTCATACATATAACCAAGGGCCGAGCTAGCAATTTGATTAATTATTGGGTAAATGACGCTATCGGTAATTTGGCGGCTAACCATTGTGTATTCGCCAGCGTCAATTTCGCCAAGTCCAATATCGCCAGCATCAGACCAAATCTCAATAGCAGGTTCATAGGTTGCCCAAGTTTCAGCTGGTGGCAATTCATTCCAACTGGAAAGCAATAAGTCATCTAGCAAGTCGGTAATCTGAGCGCCGTCTAAACCTTGAGCTAAATTGCCGTCAAATATTGCTCTTTGAGTTTTGGCTAATGCGCCAATTGCGGTAATTCTTAAGCTAGTAATAACTGCACTTGATCCTGCGCTGCGGACAATTTGCCTTAAGTCTGAAACGCGACCGCCAAAAATAGCCACATAAGCGCCAGTCGTATCTTTTACTTCAATGGTTACTGCTGTGTTGATACCAAAATCATAATTAGTTCCATCGGTGTTTATAACTTCTAGTGAGCAATAGCCTGCTGGAGTAGGTGAGTTTATATCCTGACGGCCAGAGGTAATAGTTAGGTTGCTTAAAGTTACTGAAGTTAATTCATCGCCATTGACTAAAATTTTCCAATCGGGAGTCCAAAGGGTCATAGGATTTGGGCTGAGGTTCTCAAATCGCCAGCGCCAGTAGTTCCGCGATTAGTAGAATTGTTTAGCGCCAAGATGACTGCTCTAGTAAATCCTTCTTCATCTATTGCGCTTGGGGCATTAACATTGATAGTGACACCAGCGTTATTGGCTGCAACTGTTCCAGCGACATTAAATCCAGAAGGGATGGCATTACCGCTAGGAACTAGAGTT